TAGTTAAATACTGTAAAGTCATACATTTTAAATTTTGGTGAATAATATATTTGAAATGATGTTTGTGATTTTGGTTTATTATTAAAGTATTTATTCATTTTATTATTTTAATATATTATCTGTATTATAACGTATTTACTTTGACTGAATCCAATTTATTAATGTTTGTTTACAATTTTCTCTTTGATCTTCATTCAGATTATGGTATCCATCACAATCATATTTGTGTTGTGCAATGCTATGTAATCCCATTTCAATATAAGCGCTGTAGTTATTCATTATTTATTATTATTTAAGTTATCTGCCAACCAATGTAGTGTTTTTTCTTCTGACCAATTCCACCTGTGCATTATATAGTTAACTAATTCTTGGCCTTTTAATTCTATTTCATTACTCATAATTCTATTTTATTTATTAATTTATATATTTGATTTATTTTTTCTGTTAATTCTTCTTTGGTATACAGAGTACCAATATATTTTATATCTTGTTTAAGGCCTGATATTTTACCTAATATTGTACCAATTGCTTTAGATCTTTCATAACCTTTTTCTGTTTCGTTATAGTATAATTCTTGATAAATTTTTTCCATTGTATGTTATTTGATTATATTATCTTGTTGTTTTAGTATTTAGTTTGTGTTATCCAACATTTTCTAAATCTTTCTTTATGCTTTTTAATTTCTTATGACTTATTTTTGCATTTTGAAATATTGAATAGTCTTCACCAAGATTTGTTAATTCATCAATAAGATCTTTTAATTCTTCTATTTTATTTTTAAATTTTTTATATCTATTATATCTAAGATAAATCGTAGCTTTGTTTTTTGTTTTGTCGAATTCCATCTGTTTATATATTTTATTTATTTATTTTTATATCTATTTGAAAAGGATTTGTAAAATTTACATCTACAATATAATCTTCTTTATTTTTAATTTCTTTTAACTTATTTATTAATTCTTTTATACTCATTTAAATTATTTTTTATTTTAATTACATTTGACATTGTATCTGTTATTGTTTCTTTAGTGTTATTATCATAAATGATATTTAAATTCCATTTGTTAATTAATAACGATCCAGTTATATTCCAATCAATTACTTTTTTATTCATATTATATATTTTTAACTTTTAATTTTTCAAATAAACTATCAATTGTTTTTGGATTATAACATTCAATTTTATCAGAATTGATTAAATCAAATAATAAATCAATTAATACTTTTTTTTCATTTTTATTAAACATATTTATTTGTTTTTACATTTATATTATCTTTTATATTTCGTATTTAGTTTAAAGGTGTAATTTTATTTATTAATATAAATTTATTAAATAGTATACCGCATGACATATTGTCATATAAAATACTTTTTATTGTCATAATGTCATTAATCAGATTTTAAATCAAAATACATCTTTATATTATCTACATAATATCGTTTTTAGTTTGTCCGGGGCCAAAAACCATGCCAAACCTACAAAATATGACAAATTGTCAAAACTTTTTGTCAAAATGTCACAAAAAAGGGGGCCCTGGGGCAAAACAAGGTCGTTTCCGTAAAGTGCTGATAACCAGCAAGTTAAGCGCCACACAAATACCCTATGCTTACAACAACTAAATACGAGCAAGTGGTGACACTAGCTACTAATGATACTAAGAGTAACTACCTTATGTCACCTTTATAGTAAATAAACTAGCTTTTGCGTAAAAATTTAGTCTTTTCTGTAAGTATATAGAGTATACACAAACGTAAAAATTATGGCGACAGATATATATTTAGGAAGCATACAACCAGACGCATTTTATGTAGGAACAGATGCAATAAGTGAGATTTATATAGGTGACATACTAGTTTATTCATAAATGGCCATCATATATAAGTACCCTCAAGATACTCTTGCTCTAGGTGATTTCTTAATAGGAACAGACAGAAGCGAAGAAAACGCAATGCGTAGCTTTAAAGTCTCTGAGGTTGTTAATACTATTCTAGCTTCACTGAATAACAGCACAGTAACATCGGTAACTGGGGCTAATTCAACATTTATATCATTTACAGGCGGACCCATCACAACGTCGGGTACCCTTACTGCGAGTCTGTCTGCCACCGGCACTCCCTCATCACTCACCTACTTGAGAGGAGATGGGACTTGGGCACTACCGGGTCCCACGCCAACGGACATTACCACAATAACAAGTGGTAATACATTAACAACCGATACAGCTTCTTGGAATTTTACTGGTACAGGTGTTACAGCTAATGTATCTAGTAATGATCAAGTAACTGTTGATATACCAGGTGTAGGTACTTTTGTAGATTCTGTTTTAGACGGAATAGGTATTACAACAACAGGTGACACAACAACAAACCCATCAACTGGTAATGTTACAATAACTAATAACTTGTATCAATTAAGAGCTGGTGGTAACACAACGTTGTCTAGCACAACAGGTAATATAACAATAAGTACGGTTAAAAATGCTGGTACTGTAATTTCTGTAAATTCATCTATAGGTACAGAAGTAACAGATGCAACTACAAACGCAAAACTTGAAATTGATTTAACAAGCAGTAATAACTACATAAGAACAGATGTTCTTGAAACAGTAACAGAAGATGATATACTTCCTTATAATCAACTAACATCGAGTAATGTTAAAACAAGTAGAGCAGGTAATATAACACAAGACATGCTTTCTGCCATCAAAACATATATTGATAGTGCGGATAAAAATAAAGTAGCTAATGTAGAACCAGTAGGTTATACAACTACAGCTAAGGCCATGCAAATGGTAACAATAACTATTACAGAGTATAACCAAATAGTAACAAAAGATCCTAATACTGTATATTTAATTGTAGGTGCAGGTACAGCACACACTGTAACACTTAATAGAATTTTAAATATAACAGATACAAGTACCGGTGGAACAGCAAGCCCATCAAATTATAATGTAAGCACAACAATTAATAGTAATCCAGGTACATCCATAACTGGTGTTAATGGTACGCCTTATAATTTTGCAACATCATTTACAGCTTTAAACGGATATAGCATTTCATCAGGCCCTACGTTTTCACCAACAACACCTATAACAGGTACTATAAATGGTAGTGCTACACTTAACCAAACTATAACAGCTAGTATAACACCTCCTGTCAGTAGTTGTCAAATGAGTGTTCAAGTGGTTAATGTAATATCTGGTAATGCAGCAGGCACTGCAACAATAACTCCACCATCTCCATTAACAGATACTACGTCTTGTGGAGGTACAAGTACATTTAATGCATCAGCTTCTTTTAATGCATCAGTTGCAACTGGAAGTGTTGGTTGGTCAACAAGCTCAGGCGGTCCATTTGTAACACCTGCTAGTTTATCGTTTACTAATAATGGACAATCGAATGAACCTATATATGTAGGTGGTTCTTTAAATTATATAAGTTATAGTGTTGATTTAGTTGTAACCAATAATGTTACTGTAACAGGGTCAGGTGCTGGAACACCAACTTATACATTAGGTTTTACTGGTAATTCATCTCAATCTTCTAGTATTTCACAAGCAGGTGGAACAATAAGCGCTGCGCTAAGTGGTTTAACACAAGGTGCTTCTTATTCGTTTACACTAAACTCAAATCAACCTAGTATTAATGAAGCAAATTATGCTTGGACAACACCAATCACAGCTACGTTTACTCCATCAAGTGGAACAATAAGTGGTGCAAACGCAACGGTAAATGTTACCTTAACTGGACAAATAACATATAGTGCACCGCCTCCATTACAATACAGAAAATTAGATGCAACAGCTGTAATGAATGCAGCTATATCAGGTAGTCAGTATAGTTTAGTAAGTGCTGTGCAAACGCCATCACCTGCAGCTTCAGGTACATACCTATATACAACACCTTCATTTCAAGCTAGCGGCGGTTATTATTTTAATCCAAGTGCACCTACAGTAAGCATGTCACCTATAGGTAGTAATGGTACTGTTACATTTAATGTAACTGGTGGTCAAAGTGGTAGTGGAACAAGCAGTGGTGATCCATTAATAGAAAATAATCCTACAATAACAGGTTCAGCTACAATGACACCTATAACAGTAACTGTAAAAGTAACTCCCACTTTACAGAGTAATGCTACATATGAAGTAACATTTAGTGGTGGAGGTGCATCTCAAACATTTACTGTATATGGAAACAGTAGTCAACAGTTAACTGGTTTCCAAGTATCATCAAGTAATACAGTTAATGTTTCATTACAAAGAAAAGGTGCTTCTTGGTGTGATAATACTAACAGTTGTGTTGGCGGTCAACTTTATACACCAACTTGTGGTGCACAATATCAATGCCCAGTAACAACACCTGAAGGTAGTGGCGAGTGGGAAGCAAAACTAGATGGTAATAGAGTAATTCCTTATTATGAAACATGGACATCAGGTAGTACAAGTTTAAGTTATAGATCAGCACAATTTGCAGCGATGTCTAACGGACAAACGTGTGAAATAGTAATAATAGAAAATTAAAAAATATGGCAATAATATATAGTTATCCAAATGCAGCAACACCTACAACAAATGATGTTCTTCTTGGAACTAAAATGGATAATGATAAAGAAACAAAAGGTTTTACTATAGCTAGTTTAGCCGCGTTGGTTTCTGTTACATCAGGTACAGGTACAGTTACAAGTGTAGCTACTGCCGACTCAACATTTATAAGTATAGCGGGTGGACCTATAACAAGTAGTGGTACTTTAACAGCATCACTTTCTGCAACAGGTACTCCATCTAATACAACATTTTTAAGAGGTGATAATACTTGGTCACCTGCAACAAGCACTGGATCACCTAATATTGCTGTGTTAGACGAAGGTTCTAGTATAACAAGTGCTGTAACTTCTTTAAATTTTACAGGTGGTGGTGTGACTGCAACCGTAGGATCTAGCAATGATGTAACTGTAAATATACCTTCAGTAACAGGTGCTGTAACAAGTATTATATCTGGTAATGGTATAAGCGTAGATCAAGCAACAGGTAATGTAACTGTTACAAATACAGGTGTATTATCTCTTGTAGCTGGATCAAACATAACTTTAGCACCAGCTACTGGTTTAGGTAATGTAACAATAAATGCAGAAAATAATCCAGGCACAGTACAAAGTGTTTTACCAGGTGATGGTTTAGTTTTAGGATCTGGAACAAATACATCTAACCCTAATATTGGTGTTAGCTATACAGGTTCTAATAATTATATAATAGTAGGATCTTCTGCAGCAACACCTACACAAGATGATTTTATACCATTTAACCAATTAAGCTCTAGTGATGTAAAAACTACTAGACTTTTAGATATACCAGAAACAGCATTACCTCTTGTAAAACAATATATAGACACAGGTGATAGTAATACTGTAAAAAATAATACAGATACATATACAACAACCGCTGTAGTAAACAACGTTGTAACATTAACACAAGCAGAATATACAGCTTTAAGCCCTAAAGATGTAAATACTTTTTATGTAGTAATTGCTAATGCTAGCGCAGGAACAGCTTTTACAGTTACTTTAAATACAACAAACAGTATTACTGGTGGAACAGCGGGTGTAGAATATGTATTATCTGGCGATGTAAACGGAGCGACACAAACAGGTATATCAGGTGAACCTTATTCATTTACAACTATAGCCACACCTGCAGCTGGTTATTATTTTTCAACTCCAGCTGGTGGTTTAACAGAAACAGGTACAATAGCATCTACAACAAATGTAAATCAAACATTAACAGGTGTTATAGCTGCTGTGCCTACACCAACAGTAACAGCTACACTTTTAGTTATAACAAACATTCAAGGTGGACCATCTGATGGTTCAGGGTTTACACTCGGTGGTAGTTTAACAGGCGCAACACAAACAGGTACTTCACCTTTAACAGTTAATGCTTTTTCAACAACATGTACGCAATCTGCTGGGTATACTTTTTCAGCTGGACCTACAATAACAAATGCATCAGGAACAATAAATGGAACACAAACCGTAGTAACAACAATAACAGGTACACTACAATTAACATAGTAAAAAATAAAAAATGGCAATAATATACAGCTATCCTCAAGAAACAAATCCACAAGCTGCCGATCTTTTAATTGGTACTTCTACTGTTACACAGGACGGTAAACAAACTAATGTAACAAGAAGTTATTCAATACAAACCCTAACAGATTATATTAAAACGTTAGGTGGTATAGGTGTTGAGTCAATAACATTTACAGCCCCACTTACAGGTGGTACAATAACAAAAGATGGTACAGTAAGTATTCCACAAGCAGATACATCAACAGATGGTTATTTAAGTTCTACTGATTGGACAACTTTTAATAACAAACTAGGTGGTATATCAGGTGTTCAATATGCTATACCAATATGGTCTACAACTGCAGCGCTTGGTAATTCATCACTTGCAGAACCAGGTGGTGGCACAACTATAACTGTTGGTAAAATACTTACACCATTAGCAGATGCAACATATGATTTAGGTATAACAGGTACAGGCAGGTGGAAAGATTTATTTTTATCAGGTACAGCTAGTGCTGTAAATGTAAACAGCACAAATGTTACAATAACAGGTACATTATCAGCAAATGGTAGTACTGGTACATCAGGTTATGTATTAAGCTCTCAAGGTGCAGGTGCTGCTCAATGGTTAGATCTTACAACCGTAGCAGATAAATATGATTTAAACGCAACACAAAGTGTTAATGATGTTAATTTAAATTTAGTATCTACATCAACAGGTGATGACTCTACAGTTAAACTTGTTGCTGGTAATAACATGACACTTACAAGAGATAATGCTACGCAGGTTACTATAGCAGCTGCAACAGCAGGTGTTACTAATGTAAGCTCAGCTAACACTGATACTATAACTGTAGCAAACCCAAGTTCAACTCCAGCTTTAACAGCTGTAACAGCAGCGGTAAGTGGTAGCTCACCTAACTTAGCTACAGGTGCTCAAATACAAACAGCTATTGATAACGCACTTATTGGATCTGTAGAATTTAAAGGTGGATTTAATGCGGGTACAGGTGCAATAGATGGTGGTGGTAATTTAACAACAGGTGCATCAAGAGTTGCAATTGCAGTCGGTGATTTATATGTAGTTACAACAGCTGGTAGTTTTTACGGTAGTGAACCACTTGGTATCGGTGATCAAGTAATATGTAAAACAGCTGCTGCTATTGGTGCTTCTACAGTTAATGATTGGACAACAGTTGAATCAAACGTAGTACCTGCAACAGCTGGTGCAACAGATGCTGGTACAACTAAAGGTGTAGCAAGTTTTGATAACCAAATGTTTGCTGCTACTGCAGATGGTTTTGTAACGTCAACAACATTAAATAGTATTACTATAACTGTAGCTGGTGGTGTTTTTGTAGTTGATGGTAACTCTCAAGAAGACATGTATCTTGCTAGAGGTACTACATTTTTTATAAATCAAGATGCTGCAACTAATGATGGGCATCCACTTGTAATAAGCACAACTACTCCTAGTACAACTGTTTATAATACAGGTGTAGTTTATTTATTAGATAACGTTGTAACAACACAATCTGATTGGGTTAATACAACAAACTTTAATGCAGCTACAACTAGGAGATTAAGAGTAACACTACAACAAGGATCTCCAACGCTTTACTATACATGTTATATACACGGTGCTAGTATGGGTGGTAATATTTTTGCTACTGCTACAGGTACAGGTGTTACAAGTGTTGCAACAGGCGCTGGTTTAACAGGTGGTCCAATAACAGGTACAGGTACAATATCACCTGATTATACAACAGCTAACAATATAGTACTTGCAGCACCTAACGTTTTAGGCACAGTAGTTAATAATGATAAAATTATAGTAAACGATTCAACTGCAGGAAATGAAGTAAAAGAAGTTACATTATCTACAATTAAAACTTATATTGGTGCAGGTACAGGTACTGTAACAGGTACAGGTACAGCAAACCAATTAGCTAAATGGAGTGGAACAAGTGCATTAGCAGATTCAAGTATTGCAGATACAGGTAGTTTAGTTACTATTAGTAATCCTACAAATGTTACAGGAAAAATAACAGCGCAAGCAGATTTAGAACTTGATGCAGATTTAATTGATGTAAATGGAGGTACAGGTTCAGCTGGTCAATTATTATCTTCACTTGGTGGTGGAGGTGCTGGTGTTGATTGGATCAATGCACCTGTAAGTTATGAAAAGTGGGTGTTAACTGGTCAAACAGGTACACAAGATATTTCAAATAATAACACAGTTCTTATAACATCAGGCAATACAGCTATAACTACAGCTGCTGGTGCTACCGATACCTTAACTATAACATCTACAGTTTTTGGAGGTGGTGCTACAATTGGTCATGTACCAGATGCAAGTGGTGGAACAGACACAACTAAATTTTTAAGAGGTGATGGTACTTGGCAAGATGCTGGTGGACTTCCAACTAAAACAGTAAACAATTTTACAGGAGATGGAACCGCTTATCAATTTACCTTAGGTGTTTCTCCATCTAGCACAGCTTACACTGATGTATACATATCAGGTGTTTATCAACAAAAAAATTCATATTCAATATCAGGATCAACTCTTGATTTTGGAGTAAGTAATCCTCCACCTGTAACGCAAACAAACGGAATAGAAGTTGTTTCAACAACATAATAGTATAATATGGCATTAACTAAATTATCAACAGATAGCATAGATCTTAGTGGTAACACTACAGCTTTAACTATACCCTCAGGTACAACTAGTCTTAATGTTGATTTTTTAGTTGTAGCTGGTGGCGGAAGTGGAGCAACTTTCCATGGAGGCGGTGGAGGAGCAGGCGGTTACCGAACCTCTTATGGAACGGTATCACCTATTACATTAAGCGGAGGATCAATGGAGTCTCCAGTGGCTTTATCAATAAATGTTGCCTATACGGTAACAGTTGGTGCTGGCGCAGCTGGGGTTAGCTCTGGAGGAACAAATCTATCTGGAAATAACGGATCAGATTCTACATTTTCTGGAAGCTTTACTGGATCTCCTATAACCTCAACTGGAGGAGGAGCAGGGTCTTCTTATAATACACAAACAACACCTGGCACTGGTGGATCAGGAGGAGGGGGCGGTGCTAATAACCAAACCGGAGCAGCAGCTGTAAGCTCACCCGTAGTCCAAGGATTTGCAGGAGGTGATGGTGGACAAAATTCTAATCCTTTTCCCCCAGGCGGTGGTGGAGGAGCGGGATCAGTAGGTGTTAATGCTACGTCTGGTGGCGGCGGTAATGGTGGCGATGGATTAGAAAATCAAATAACTGGCGCTACAGGAGTGTTTTATGCAGGCGGTGGCGGCGGTGGAACTTATCTCTCAGGGTCTCCAGGTACAGGTGGATCAGGAGTTGGTGGTAATGGTGGACCAGCACCACTTAACACTTCAGGATTTGATGGCGCAATAAACACCGGGAGTGGAGGCGGCGGTGCTAATGCTTCCGCTAGCAATGCTACAATTACAGGAGCAGGTGGCTCTGGAGTAATAATCTTAAGGTATTCTAATGGTCTTACGGCTACATATAGTGCAGGAGCAGGAGGAGCAGCTGATGCTGAAGTAACTATAGGTAGTGATAAATATATAAAAATAACAGCAGGTACTGGTACTGTAACTTTTACAGGTACAGGAACTGGTAGACCCTCTTCACCTACAGAAGGATTATTAAGAGATAATACAGATACTGGTGCTTTAGAGTTTTATAACGGATCTTTATGGCAACAAATAGCAGGTACATTAGTTTCTGATTATACACCACCAACTGCTACAGGTAATTTTATTACCACATTATTTAATGGTAACAATACAACTGTTACAACAGGTTTTCAAGCTGATTTAGCTTGGGTTTCAAACAGGCAATATGCAAATGGTAATTTTATTTATGATTCAGTAAGAGGTGCTAGTAATAATCTTTGGCCGACTAGTAATGACGCTGAAGGCGTTAGATCAGGTGTAACTGCTTTTAATGCAACAAGTACTACAATAGGTACTTATGCTTCTATTGGCTCAGGAGGTAGTGGTACTAATGTACAATGGGCATGGAAAGCCGGAGGTACAGCTGTATCAAATCCTGATGGTACTACAACTTCAACAATATCTAAAAATGCAACTGCTGGTTTTAGTATTGTAAAAACTTCTTCTGCTGGTGGAACAATTAATGTAGGTCATGGTCTAGGATCCGATATAGGCATGATTATACTTAAAGGAGTAGACGTTGCAGAAGATTGGCAAGTTTGGCATAAAGATGTAGGTACAGGAAAATACTTATTACTGTCTTCTACTGCTGCACAAACAACTAGAGCTAATAGTTTTTCTACTGTCAATTCTACAATATTTGAAAATGATTGGACAAGTGGTTCGGTAATTTGGATTGCGTATTGTTGGTCTTCTATTAGCGGATATTCTAAAATAGGCAGTTATGCCGGTACAGGTAGTGGAAATACACAATCTATAAACACAGGTTTTGAAGTAGGTTGGGTTATGATAAAAGATTATACTGCAGGAGGTTCTTGGTTTGTTCAAGACAATAAAAGAGGAAGTCAAAATAGTATAACAGTAAATACAGGTACCGCAGAGTCAACCACTAATTATGTAACTTTTACTTCAACAGGATTTGATGTTACAAGTGGTTTAAATGATAACTCTGTAAGTAGTTCATTTATATATATGGCATTTAGATCTTAAAATATGGCAACAACAAAAATAATAAATGATCTTATCGATTTAAATCAGACTGGTAATACACAAGGATTAAAAGGATGTGTAGGTACAACATCTAATATAACAGATGGTGTAAGTCAAGGTTGTTCTTTTATAACAGCTGCCAGAGCTTTATATGAACTTAATAGTAACGGTAATGATACGTGTGGTAATTACAACTCTACTGGTGATAATAGTATAAGTTATTCTGCTGGTAAATATGGTAATGCAGCTAATTTTACTAGCGTAAGTTATATTACTCTTCCTAGTGGCATGTTTGAAAGAGAAAATGCTAATACATTAAGTATGTGGATTTATCTAGGCAATGTAACAGACAGTGATAAAATATTATTTTATTCTTACAATAGTAGTAATGCTACTAGGTATTATATAGCTCAAGAAGCAGCATATATAACTTTTAGAGATTCTGATAATAGCAATATAACAAATGTAAGCTCAGAATTAACAGCAAACACATGGACACATTTTGCTGCTGTATCAGATGGTTCTGGTGGTTATACTTTTTATACTAATGGAACTCAAAGTGCAACAGGTTCATTTAGTAATTTAACTGATTTAGCTTCATTAACTAGATTAGGAGATGGTTATACTGGCTCATTAGATCAAATAAGATTTTATAGTAGTGCATTAACGGCTTCTGAAATATCTCAATTATATACAGAAGGCCAATTAACAAAAGTTGAAGGTATGCTAAGAACAAACACTGATTTATCATCAGCTGGTTCTACTAGCGCTATGCAATTTTATAAAACAACAGGTGATCCTGTTACAAGTGGTTGGGTTACACTAACAAATTATTCAATTCCTCCAAATTATGTTACAAGTGATTTAGCTGTTTATTTATCAGCTAAAGATGGTACATCTACTGCTAACTTTAGCAGTGGTACTAATGCGGCAAACACGCAATGGGTAGATTTATCTGGAAATAGCAGGAACGGTACTTTTGCAGTATATAGTGGAAGTAATGCTTTTAGCTATGATACTACAAGTAAAATAATAACAACTAACAGTACCACTAAATTATCTCATCCTATGCCAAGTGGCTATGGTGCTAATTTTACTGTTGAATTATGGGTTAAACTGCCAACAGCAGGTATTTATGTTCAAAGTGCCTCTATGTATACAGGGGGAGGATTTATAAATTATATACAAGCACCAGGTACAAATGCCGATTTGCAATGGGCTAGTTATACTGGAACAACAGATTATTATAACCCAAATATTGATGTAAGCGTAGGAGTATGGCATCAAATAGTTCAATCATATAGTAGTAATGTAAGATATGGATGGATAGATGGATCTTCGGTAGCAACTTCTACAAGAGGAGCTGGAAGAACTGCAGCGGGTGCTAATGCATCAATAGATTATGGATTTTTACCATGGGGATCTAGCAATAGTTTCGTAGGAGAGTTAGGAATAATAAGAGTTTATACAAAAGCACTATCAGATGCAGAAGTATTAAAAAATTATAATGCTGATAAAGCAGATTTTGGATTATAAGTTAAAATTATGGCAAATACAAAAATAACAACACCTGATTTAATAGATCTTCCAGCGGTTGATAATTTTGCTGGGGTAGTACTACCAAAAGGACCTACTAATGGTCTTGCAGTTCATTATTTAGTTGTAGCTGGAGGTGGTGCTGGCGCTCCAGCAGGAGCAGGAGGAGGTGGCGGTGGTGCCGGTGGTTTAAGAACTTCTTTTGGATCTAATTCAGGAGGAGGAAGTACAGCTGAAACAAACAAAAATCTTGCAACAGGAACTTCATACACCATTACAGTAGGTGCTGGTGGTGCTGCTATTACAGCTAGCTCATACAATACCACTAAAAATGATGGAGAAGACTCTGTATTCGATGATATTACCTCTACAGGTGGCGGAGGTGGTTCTGGAGGAAATACTAGTGGAAATACTGGAGGTTCTGGAGGTGGTGGTAATGGTGGTTACGGACTTAGTGCACCAGGTGGTGCGGGAACTACTAATCAAGGATATGCTGGAGGAACAAGAGCAGGTTCTGCTGGAGGCTCAGGAGGTGGTGGTGCTGCAGCTGTAGGTGTAGGAGGCGGCACAACAGGAAATGATGGTGGCACAGGTGGTGCAGGGTTAGAGGTAAATATAATAGGAGGAACAGGAAATTATTATGCAGGTGGTGGTGGCGGTGGTGTACATGTTTCAGGTACGCCAGGCACTGGAGGTACTGGAGGTGGTGGCAGCGGAGGAGATCCAAACGGAAATAATGGTACAGCTAATACAGGCGGCGGTGGCGGTGGTGGTAGTACTTTAGGATCATCTACTTCAGGAGCAGGAGGTTCTGGTGTTGTAGTTATAAGAGTTCCAACTGGAATTACAGCTAGTTTTTCAAGTGGTGTAACAGCTAATGGTAGTACTGGAGGAACAATAGCTCCAGATACTTCTACTGGAGACAATATATGGATAGTTACTGCAACTACAGATGCAAGTCAAACAGTTACTTTTAGTGGAACAGTTACAGGTGGAAGACCTAGTAGTGCTGTTGATGGCGAATTTAGATATAACACTACAGATAAAAGAGTAGAGTATTACGATGGATCTAATTGGTATCAATTAAGTAGTAGTACAGTTGTACCACAATCAGGGACAACAACTTCTTGTAATTATCCTACAACAGGAGCGGCTTTATATCAATTAAATAATGATGGTGGAAGTACAAACAATGTACCAGATACATGTGGAAGTTATAATGGTACATCAACAGATATAACATATGCAGCTGGTAAATATGGAAATGCAGCTCAATTTAATGGATCAACTTCTCTTATAAATTTACCAGATAATTCTATTTTTGATTTAGCAGCATCAACAAGTTTAAGTTTTTGGGTTTATAGAACTAATTCTACCTCTCATATTATAAATAAAGGTAATCCTGAATCTTATGCGTTTTGGTGGGGTACTAATTATTATCTTACAATATATACATCTGCTGGATCTACTTCATTAATTACTTCAACAGCAAACACTACTAGTACATGGTATAATTTTGTTATAACTGTTGATTCAGCTGGAACAGGTTATAAACTATATATGGATGCAAATTTAGAAGCATCAGTAACATCAGGAACAATTAATATTAATACTGGAGATGTTCGAATAGGATCATATCCTAATGGTAGTTATGATTTTGGAGGTGCTTTAGATCAAATTAGATGGTTTAATACAACTTTAACAGCAACTCAAGTAAATGCTTTATATACAGAAACAGCACCTTAGCCTAAAAAACAAAAAAAACAAGTAACTATATACTTTATAACCAAATGTCAAACAATTAAAACCCAAACCTTATGACACTATATTACCAGACTAGTTCGTGGAGTAGTCAACCACAAGTTTCAGAAAAAACAAAAACCCTTTGGAAACACGTCGCTGAAAAGAAAAATTGGCGGATAACCCAATTACCTAACGGTTTTTATCAAACTGAATACCAAGATCCTGAAGCTGAAGAGTGGATAGATGTAACCCGTAGAGAAACACTTGAAGGCGCAGAAGAAGCTGTAATAGCTTCTGTTGAGCATTACAAGAAAAAAATGGAGTTCTTAAACGGTCCAAAAGTCGTTAAGACCTTTAAATAAAATTCAATAAATAAAATTAAATTTAATCAAATATGTCAGACTTAATAGTCAAAAATCTTAATTTTGGGCAAGTAGCTCAAAGTCAAGTATTTAAAGGAATTGATAAACTAACACAAGCCGTTAGCTCTACTTTAGGTGCTAGCGGTAAGTGTGTGTTACTTGAAGATGATCAAGGTAATCCTATAATAACAAAAGATGGTGTTACTGTTGCTAATTCAATAACTTTATTAGATCCTGTAGAAAATATGGGTGCAAGACTTTTAAAAGAAGCTGCACGTAAAACAGTAAATGAAGCAGGAGATGGTACAACCACAGCTACAGTTTTATCTCATGCTATATTAAAAGAAGCAGAAAATTTAGAAATAAATAGTAGAGAATTAAAACAAGGTATAAATTCTGCTCTTAAAAAAGTATTAAAATATTTAGAAAAAAATACTTTACCTGTAAAAGGTGATATGATAGATCAAATAGCTACTATATCTACTAATAATGAACCTAAACTTGGTAAAATAATTGGTGATGCTTTTAGATCTGTTGGTCAAACAGGTGTTGTAATGATGGAACATTCATCACTTCCTGAAACAAATGTTGATTTAGTTGATGGAGTTCAATATGATAAAGGTTTAACAAACCAACATTTTATTACAAATAAAGCAAAGAAAACTGCAGAGCTAGAAAAACCTGCTATTTTACTTATAGAATCACCTGTAGAAAACATAAGACAAATACAGTCTGTATTAGAATATGTTATAAAAAAGAATATACCTTTATTAATTGTTGCTGATGTAGAAGCACCTGTCATGGCTACACTTGCCATGAATAAAACAAAAGGTAATATTAAAATAAATATTATTAACGCACCTACATTTGGTGTTAATAAACGTGAAACATTAGATGATTTAGCTATGCTTACAGGAGCTACTGTCATTAATGAAGATCTTGGAGATGATATGGATTTAATTCAACCTGAATTTTTAGGTAGTTGCTTAAAATCTATAACGGATGAAAAAGATACCATAATACAAGTTGGTGAACCAAGTGAAGCTGTAATAAAAGCTATTGAAACAGTAAAAGAAGAATTAGCTAATAAACCTAATCCAGCACATGTAATAAGATTAGAAAAAAGATTAGCAAGGTTATCAGCTAAAATCGCAGTTGTTAAAGTTGGTGCAAACTCTGATATAGAGTTAAAAGAAAAAGCAGATAGAATAGAAGATGCAATATGTGCTACTAAAGCAGCTATTAAAGAAGGTATTGTACCTGGTGGTGGTATTGCTTTATTAAATGCTTCAGAAGAAATTAAAACAAAAAACACTGCAGAACAAGTACTTTTAAATGCTATAAAATATCCTTTTAAAGTTATTTTAAATAATGCAGGTATTGAGTGTGAAAATTTACCTAAATTAATAGGACAAATAAAAGGTAAAGGATTAAATGTAATTACTGGTGAAAATGTAGACATGATTAAAGCTGGAATTATAGATCCATTACTTGTAACTAAAAGTGCTTTAATAAATGCTGTATCAGTAGCAACAACAATATTATCAACCGATTGTGTAATTAATAACATAAGAACTAATGAAAGCAATAGGTAATAATATAATTATTAAACCCGAAAAAGTAATTACTGAAAAAACTAAAGGTGGTTTATTAATAGTTGAAAAAGACAGGGAAGATTTAAGATATAGAAAAGCTAAAATAATTTCTGTTAGTGATGAAATAAAAGTATTAAAAAAAGATACTATAATATATTATGATAAAGCTGCTGGTCATGGTATAGAGTTTAATAAAGAAAAATTTATTGTTATTAAGTTACAGGATGTTGTAGTTGTATTATGAAAAAAGTTAATGCAAGTGACATCAGAGATTTAAACCTATTAAAACATTATAGGTTAATTCGTAAATGGGCTTGCAAAAACAATAATTTAAATGATGCAGATTTAGAGTTATTAATATACTTTGACTGTATGGATTTATTTACTAAACAAGATTTTAAAATCGGTACTTATGCGTATAGTTGGGACAACAGGCGCTGGAACAAAATGGTAAAAAACAATTGGATTGTAACGTGGAGACAACGAAACAGAACAACGCAAAAGTATAATATCTATAAAGTTTCTTTTAAGTGTAAACAACTAATAGCTAGAATGTACCGTATTATGTTAGGTGAAGAAGATTTACCTACAAGTAAAAGAAGAAACCCTATAATGAGGGGAAAAACATATACAGATAAAGTTTTAATAACAGCAATACATAATCTTAATAAAGACAAAACAAGATGAAAAAAGACGCACTTTTACAAATGGGTATGGTAGATCCAAACCAAACTGTAAACCCAATAAGTACGGTTAATCCAAATATACAAACTCAATTACCACCACAGTCAAACACTATGGGTAGTGCTAATCCAGTTTTTAGTGATAAAACACAATTTGCTGCTAATGCAATTTATGGTAGTGATACAAACAGACAAGAATCTATGTCAGGTTTAAGTTCAATGAGTGGATTAACAAAGCTAGATGAATCTTCAGGTTCACCACTAGAAGGTAACGCTTTTGGAAAGGCTATGGCAGATACTGGTGGTGATTACGAAAAAGCACAAGAAATGTTAAAAAATCAATAACTATGAACTCACCATTTAACAAAGAAGGTTTTCCAGAAGTACCAAAAGCAAAACAAGGTAAGTTTACTAAATGGGTAAAGAAAAATATGCCTGGTAAAGATACTTGCAGTGCTGCTTCATCAATAATGAAAAGTAAAGATAAATATTCTAAAAATGTAGTAGCTATGGCAAACTATGCTAACAATTTTGGATGTAAAAATAAAAAATCAAAAAAATGAAACACGATCCAGGTTATAACAAAGCAAGTAAAAACAAAAAAGTAGGTATAGTTGGAGAATCTCATATATGGGATGGTCCTTTAAATCAACAAGGTAGAATACATGGAGTAGGTTCTAGTTCAGGTATTACTGGTATGGAAGTATCTAAAGCTCCTTGTGGCCCAAATGCTTATCAAGTAAAGTTTCCTATAACTAAGTTAGTACAAGGATAAAATGGCAATTTCAGATATTAAACTATTAGCTATTAATGGTATAGCTCTTGCTGTATCAATGACACATATAGAAGTTTCACTTAAAATAATTCTTTTAGTAGTAACTATAGGATATACTGTATCTAAATGGTTAAAATTAAAAGATGATAAAAAATAAATTATGGAAAAAGGACACTATGGCCATTACACTGGTAATGCTAGACACTCACACACACCGATAACAAAAACAAATGTTCATGCTGCTGAAAGAGATGATGCAGCTCATATTTCTTATTTAAAAAGAGATATTGATTATGACGCAAAACACAATCATAGTGATATTGACATGACAGCTGATGAAAAGCATATTTCTAAGCTGGCTGGAGATATAAAATATGATTCTAAAAAATATAAATAATCATGCCAAAACAACCATTTTATAAAATAGGTAGCGTTTTTAATCAAATAGGTGATCCAAATTCTGGATACACTTATGATAGACCTAAACTTAATTATATTGATACTAAAAAACAAGATCCAAATAAAGGTGAAGGACCTGATTACAAAACATATACTGATCCTAAAACAAATAAACAAGGTAAATTAGACTCTGGTAGGTCATATTCTGAAGCATATAAAATTGCTCAAGACAAAGGCTTGACTGTTCCTGGAGAAAGCTTACAACAATATAGTAATTTTGCTAAATCTCAATTAGCAAATTATAGAGAAACAGGTGTATGGAAAAGTAGAAAAGATTTAGGGTTTCAAGATAGATATGATACTATAGGTAGAGGAGAAGGAGAAACAGTAAGTTCTGGTGGAAGTAAAAGAGAGCCTACTAAATCTGTTAATGCTGGTATAAAACCAATAATACCAACTGTAGATGATAAACCATCTGGAAAAGGAGGCGAATCTAGATTGTTAGGATCAACAAAAACTACTTCTAAATCTACTTCTAAAAATGATGGAGGAACTGGTTTAGTACGTAAAGCTTTACAAGGTAAATTTGCTGGAGCTGTAGTTGATAGAGAAATTGCTCAACAAGGTACTGGAAAAGCTGGAAGATTATATAGACAAGGATTAAGAAAAGATAGTTTAGCAAAAGGTGTAACTAAAAGAGAGGCAAGATTACAAAAACAATTAGCTAAAGCTACAGCCAATATGGCTGCCGCTGGTGGATCTGTAACTAAATCAAGAGATGGTAAAGTTGTTAATAGATCAAACACAGGTGGTGTAGGTGCTGATGTTGATGCAGCCGCTAGAGGTAGAGCTAAAAGAAAAGCTTATAGAGCTGTAAAAAGAGCAAATAGACTATCAAGCAGAATGAAAGCTTACGAGGGAGATAATTACTATAGAAGCTAAATAAAAAACAGAATAGAACTGTATAAATCTAACCAATAACAATAACAAAAACAATAACAAAAACAAAAACAAAATGGCAAAATTTATAAAATTTCCAATAGTTAAAGATAGCGCAGCTCAGCCACTAGGACCATCTTATGATGTTTTGATTAACATTGAAGATATAGCTAAAATAGCAGCTACAGGTAATACTGGACAAAACGCAAAAACTTTAGTTGTTAGCTATAAGCAATCAGCTATAGGTACACCAGACGCTACAAACCCAAAAACAGCTACATTTGCTGTTCATGCAGATACTGATGGATCTGTAAATCCAACGCTTACTACTGGTCAAGCTAATACTATTTATAATGCAGTAAATAAATCACTAACTGCTAACCCAGGTGGTGTTTCTTCTACTGTACAATTAGGTAAAGATCAAGCGGCTACTCCGTTACAAATGTACTTTAGCGCAGTAACATACGCATAGTATTATGAAATCACAAGGACTAGGCGATTCAATAGAAAAGTTTACTACTAAAACAGGTATTAAGACCGTCGTTGATAAAGTTAGCGAAGGTCTTAATATTCCTTGTGGATGTCAATCAAGAAAAGAAGCGTTAAACAAAATGTTTCCATATAAACAATAATATGGCTTTTAAAATAAATAGACCTTATCCTAATTACTCTACTGCAATACATGAAGTAGCTTTAGAAGAAGGTGTTTTAGGTAAAGCTGATAGAAATGGAAATATATTAATTAATAAAGATATAACAGATCCAAAGCAAAGAAAAGACGTTATCAAACATGAAGAAGTACATATCAAACAAATGAAAGATGGTATTTTAGATTATGACGATAAATATGTTTACTATAGAGGTAAACGTTATGCCAGATCAAAAATGAAAGAAGGTAGTCCAGCTTTGCAATGGGAAAAAGATGCAAATAAAAAACAATAAAATGGGAAAAGGAAATAAATCAGTAAGTCAAATGCACCCTATAATGAAGCACATGAGTAATAGTGCTTTTAGACAAGAAGGTGTAGCTCAAGAAAAAAAAGATCTTATGAAAGATAGGCCAGTAGATAAGGACGCAACTAGCAGAGGTATGTCTAAATATGGTCCACTTGATGCTCATCATCCTATGAAAAAAATGGGTTATAAAAAATAAATATGTGGAAATTACTACTAGGTCTTCTTAAAGGAGGTGATGGTAGAAAATCTGTCGCTGGAGGTTTAGCTTGGGAAATAAGAGAAGCCATTAAAGGTAAAGAGCTTGATCCAGAAAAACTAATAGAATTACAAACAAAAATTAATATGGTTGAAGCCTCGCATAGAACTTTATTTGTTGCAGGGTGGCGACCTTTTGTAGGTTGGATATGTGGTTTTGCTTTAGCATATAATTTTGTTATTCGTGATTTATTTATATGGATTACAAAATCAACAGACGTACCACCACCACTACAAATGGAACATTTAATGACTGTACTATTAGGTATGTTAGGATTAGGTGGACTTAGAACTTATGAAAAAATAAAAGACAAAGTAAAATAAAAATGGGATATTATCAAAATAATTTAAGTGATTTCGCAACCGGTGGAATAGAGTTGCAAGAATCTAAAACACTCAAAGCAGCTATATTAAGTAATTTATCTACTAACACTATAGCTGGTTTACCAGCAAGTAGTACTGCTATTGTATATGCTACTGGAGGTACATATCCTGGGGCTGCTAGTATTGAAACAGTAACTACTCCAAGAGGTGTTACTTTAGGTGCTACTTTTTTAGTTACCACGGATGGAGCAGGAGCAGTAACTAGTGTTACTGTTGTAAATCAAGGACCAAATGTTGGTGTTGCTGCACAAACAATAGAATTTAGTTTAGCTTCATTAAATTTAGCTTTTGGTTCAACAGGAATAACAGGAGCACTTACAGCTACTATTGCTGGTGGTGATTTAGATAGACCAAGCGGTATATTTAATGAGAAAAAACCTGCTTTATATGTAGGTGGTACAGGTGATATAAAACTAACGTTAGCATCTGACTCACAACCTATAGTAGTAAAAAGTATAGCAGCAAGTACAATTTTACCTTTTGCTGTATCAAGGGTATATAACTTAACAAGCGATACAGAAACAACAGCAACAGAAATTATAGCGCTGTTATAAAATAATTATTAATTTAAATTTAATCAAATGACAAAAAAAATAAAAGAAGCTAATAAGCTTACAGATGACCAACTAGCTACTATTAGAAAACAACAAGAAGAAATAGCTCAAATATTAAAAGATGTGGGTTTTTTAGAAACACAAAAACATGGTTTACTTCACAAGTATGCCGGTATTGTGGAAAAAGTAGAAGAGTTTAAAGTAGAATTAGAAAAAGAATATGGTGCTGTAAATATTAGTTTAGAAGATGGTACATGCACACCTATAGAAGAAAAAACAGAAAAAAGTGAGTAACGTTATAAGAAAAATCAGTATTGGATCTGATTATAAAAATGATGCTATGCACTATGCTGTAGGTCAACAAGTGTATGGCGGTCATACTATTTCACATATATTATGCGATGAAGAAAGTCAATCGTATAATATTTTTATAAAAAAAGATGATGAAGTATTGCCTTGGAAAAAATTTAATTCTCAAATGGCAGTATCGGTTGAATATGATTTAGAATATTAATGAATAGTATATATCAATTTATTATAAAACCTATAGGTGAAAGATATAATAATAAATTAAAAATCAACAACACAGAACTTATACTTAACTCAAGTATATCAAATCATAAATTTATAAATAGACATGCTGAAATAGTTGCTGCACCTCTTGCTTATAAAACAAATATAAAAAAAGGTGACAAAGTTATAGTACATCATAATTTATTTAGAAGGTATTATAATTTAAAAGGCAAATCAGTAAATAGTACTAAGTTTTTTAAAGACAATTTATATTTTGCACATCCATCTCAAATTTATATGTATTATAAAAAAGGGTGGAAAACAAACGCAGATTATTGTTTTGTAAAACCAGTATTAGAAAAAGATGTATATAAAGATACCAAATTAATAAAAAATACTGGAGTATTAAAATATACAAACAGCACGTTAGAAGCCCTTAAAATTAACACAGGAGATCTAGTTGGGTTTAAAAGTAATAGAGAATTTGAGTTTGTTATTGATAATGAACTTTTATACTGTATGGAATCAAATGATATTTTATTTAAATATGGAAATAAACAAAACCAAAAAACGTATAATCCAAGCTGGGCAAAAAGCAGTTGAAGAATTAATAAAAGTAGCTAAAGAAAAAATTGTAGATTCAGAAGATGATGTATCAGCTGACAGATTAAAAAACGCTGCTGCTACAAAAAAATTAGCTATATTTGATGCTTTTGAAATACTATCAAGAATTGAAGAAGAAGAAAATATAATTAATTCTATTAATAAAAATACTAAAGCTTCTAATTTTGGAGGTTTTGCTGAAGGAAGATCTAGATAATGTATACAAACACTTTATATAAAATTTTACCTAATCATATAAAACCTAAAATTATAAAAAATAATAATAGGTATAAAAAATGGGAACCAGGTTATAACAAAGAACACGATGTAGTTGTTATAAGTAAAACAGGTAAAATAGGTGAAATATATGAAATACAGGGTTTAAAAATAGCTTTACCTTTAAGTGAAAATGTATATAAAAGATCTGTAAATAAAACAGATCAATATTGGGAAATATTTGAGTACCCAAAACAATTATCAAAACTTAAAACAGTTTTTGATTGGAACCAAACATCATTAGATTTTAAAAATACTTGGTATGATTATATTGACGAAGAGTTTAAAAGACGTGAAGAAGGCTTTTGTTTCTATAACAAAGGTATTCCTAGCTATATTACTGGGTCTCATTATATGTACTTGCAGTGGACAAAAATTGATGTTGGCAACGCGGAATTCAGAGAAGCCAATAGAATCTTTTTCATATTTTGGGAAGCCTGTAAACTTGATACCAGATCCTATGGAATGTGCTATCTCAAGAATAGAAGATCGGGATTTTCTTTTATGGCCTCATCAGAACTCGTACACCAGGCAACAATATCTAGTGATTCACGGTACGGGATATTATCAAAGACTGGAGCAGATGCGAAGAAAATGTTTACAGACAAAGTGGTACCAATATCCGTTAATTACCCATTCTTTTTTAAACCGATACAGGACGGTATGGATCGTCCCAAAACGGAACTTGCATATCGTGTACCCGCGTCGAAGTTCACAAGGCGTAAGATCGATCAGAATGAACGTCCCGAGGAACTCGTTGGGCTCGATACCACGATCGACTGGAAGAATACCGGTGACAACTCATACGACGGGGAGAAACTCAAACTCCTCGCACACGATGAATCGGGCAAGTGGGAGAGGCCAGATAACATCCTCAACAACTGGAGGGTCACGAAGACAACGCTAAGATTAGGTAGTAGAATTATAGGTAGGTGTATGATGGGATCTACATCTAATGCTTTAGATAAAGGAGGTAATAATTTTAAAAAATTATATGATGCGTCAGATGTTACAAAAAGAAACCGCAACGGACAGACTAATTCAGGATTATATAGTTTGTTCATACCTATGGAATGGAACTACGAAGGATACCTTAATACTTATGGGTTTCCTGTATTCGAAACTCCAAAAAAACCGGTCAAAAGTATTGACGGATCCAACATTGAAATTGGCGTTATCTCACACTGGGAAAACGAAGTTGAAGGTTTAAAAAATGATCAAGACGGTTTAAATGAATTTTATAGACAATTTCCTAGAACAGAAAAACACGCTTTTAGAGATGAAGCAAAACAATCTTTATTTAATCTAACTAAAATTTATGAACAAATTGATTATAATGAAGATTTAAGAAATACAAATGTAATTACAAAAGGTAATTTTCAATGGGAAAATGGGATTAAAGATAGTAGAGTTATATTTATTCCTAATAATAATGGTAGATTTTTAGTTTCTTGGGTACCTAATGATAATTTACAAAACAAGTATATTATAAAAAATGGTGTTAAATATCCAGGTAACGATCATACTGGTGCTTTTGGTTGTGATCCATATGATATTTCAGGAACAGTTGATGGTAGAGGTTCAAAAGCTTCTTTACATGGTTTAACTAAGTTTTCAATGGAAGATGTACCACCTAATTTATTTTTTTTAGAATATATTGCAAGACCTCAAACAGCAGAAATATTTTTTGAAGATGTTTTAATGGCTTTAGTTTTTTATGGTATGCCATTACTTGCAGAAAATAATAAACCTAGATTATTATATTATTTAAAAAGAAGAGGTTATAGAGGTTATTCTATGAATCGTCCTGATAAAGTATATAATAAATTATCTGTTACAGAAAGAGAAATAGGTGGTATACCTAATTCAAGTGAAGATATAAAACAAGCACATGCAGCTGCGATAGAAGATTATATTGAAAATTTTATTGGATTTAATAATGAAAGATATGGTGATATGTATTTTCAAAGAACACTAGAAGACTGGGCTAAGTTTAATATAAATAATAGAACTAAACACGATGCTTCCATAAGTTCTGGCTTAGCTATTATGGCTTGTAATAAAAACAGATATACACCAACAGTAAAAAGAACTATAAATAATTTACCTTTAGACTTTAAAAAGTATAATAATAAAGGAGTAACTTCAAAAATACTAAATTAATGGTTAATATTAACTATAACAGTGCTTTTCCAGATCAGGTGGTACCTGAAGAAGAGAAAAAGTCAAAAGAGTATGGTTTACAAGTAGCCCAAGCAATTGAATATGAGTGGTTTAAAAACTCTAGTGGTCAAAATAGATATATTAATAATTTTCAAAATTTTAATAGACTAAGACTTTACGCTAGAGGAGAACAACCAGTACAAAAATATAAAGATGAATTAGCTATAAATGGTGATTTATCTTATTTAAATTTAGATTGGAAGCCTGTACCAATATTATCTAAGTTTGTAGATATAGTAGTAAATGGTATGACACAAAAAGGTTATGAAATAAAATCTTTTGCTCAAGATCCATTTGCTATAAAAAATAAAACTACATTTGCTCAAAATGCTATAAGAGATATTGAAAATAAAGAAATGATTGAAGCATTACAAGCTCAATTAGGCCCTAATGCTAATTTATTTGCTTCAGCATCACCAGATGATTTACCAGGAACTACAGAAGAATTAGATCTTTATTTACAATTAAACTTTAAACAAAGTGTTGAAATAGCAGAAGAAGAAGTTATAAATAATATTTTAGACTATAATAAATATGATCAAGTAAAAAAACAATTAGCATACGATCTAACTGTTTTAGGTATAGGTTGTGTTAAAACTGATTTTAATTTATCTGAAGGAATAACTATAGATTATGTAAATCCAGCTAATTTAGTATATTCATATACTGATGATCCAAATTTTGAAGATATATATTATGTAGGTGAGGTTAAAAGTATGTCATTATCAGAAGTTAAAAGACAATTTCCTTATTTAACAGATTCAGAATTAGAAGAAATACAAAAATACCCTGGTAGAAATACATATCTAGAAAACACTTGGTGGGGCCAAGACACTAAAGATCAAGTACAAATATTATATTTTGAATATAAAACTTATCAAGATCAAGTTTTTAAAATAAAACAAACAGAACAAGGTTTAGAAAAAACATTAGAAAAACCAGATACATTTAATCCACCACCTAGTGATAACTTTAATAGAATATCAAGATCAATAGAAGTATTATATACTGGAGCTAAAGTTTTAGGTCTTGGTAATAATCTTTTAAAATGGGAATTAAGTGAAAACATGACAAGGCCTTTTGGTGATACGACTAAAGTTAATATGAATTACGTTATTAGTTCACCTAGAATGTATCAAGGCCGTATAGAATCTATTGTAAGTAAAACAGTTGGATTTGCAGATATGATTCAATTAACTCATTTAAAACTACAACAAGTAATATCAAGGTTAGTACCTGATGGTGTTTATTTAGATGTTGATGGGTTAGCCGAAGTTGATTTAGGTAATGGTACAAATTATAATCCTGCTGAAGCGTTAAATATGTATTTTCAAACAGGTAGTGTAGTAGGAAGATCTTTAACTCAAGATGGTGATTTAAATAGAGGTAAAGTACCGGTGCAAGAATTACAGACGTCTTCAGGCATGTCTAAAATACAGTCAATGATACAAACTTATCAATATTATTTACAAATGATAAGAGATGTAACCGGGCTTAATGAAGCAAGAGATGGTAGCACGCCTGATAAAAATGCTTTAGTTGGTTTACAAAAGCTTGCAGCTGCTAATTCTAATACAGCTACAAGACATGTGTTACAAGCATTAATGTATTTAACTGTAAGAGTTTGTGAAAATATTAGTTTAAGAGTATCAGATATGTTGCAGTTTCCAACAACTAAACAGTCTTTAATAAACAGTATAAATGGTTTTAATACAGCAACATTAGAAGAAGTTGAAAAATTATCTTTACATGATTTTGGTATATTTTTAGAACTTGAACCTGATGAAGAAGAAAAAGCTCAACTAGAACAAAGTATACAAATTGCATTACAAGCTAAAAATATAGGTTTAGAAGATGCAATAGATTTAAGAGAAATAAAAAATATTAAACTTGCTAATCAAATGCTTAAGTTAAGGCAAAAACAAAAGCAAGAAAAAGACAGAGCACAACAATTAGAAAATATACAAGCTCAAGCAGCTGCCAATGCACAGTCAGCTGAAAAAGCTGCAATGGCAGAAGTACAAAAAAACCAAGCATTAGCTGATACCGAAGTTCAAATAGAACAAGCAAAATCTCAATTTGAGATACAACGTATGGAACAAGAAGCATTAATTAAAAAACAATTAATGGCTGAAGAATTTAGATATAACATACAGCTTGAAGAAATGAGATCTCAAACAAAACGTCAAAAAGAAACAGAAATAGAAGATAGAAAAGACAAACGCGTACAAATGCAAGGAACTCAAGAGAGTGAATTAATAAATCAAAGACAAAATGATACATTACCTGTAAATTTTGAAAGTGCTGGTAATGATAATTTAGATGGATTTGGTTTAGAGCAGTTTGCTCCACAATAGATTATTAATTTTATATTATTATATTATGTCACAAAAAGAAGAAGTAATGGTTGAAGAACCTGTAAAAGAAACTAAACAAGAACAAGCTACAAATACAACACCTCCAAAAGAAGAAGGTAGTTTTAAAATAAAAAAAGTAACTAAGCCAAAACAATTAGGTGAAGAAAAAATAATACCTGATTTAGTAAAAGTAGATTTAACTAAAAAACCAAAAGAAGATGCCATTCCAGTCGGAGAAACAAAGAAGGTGGATGTGGGCGAACAAGCCGGAGATAGCGCTAAGGTGGACGAACAAGTACAAGACACCATTCAAGATGTTACAGATAAAAAAGAATCTGAAGAAATAAAAGAAGAATCTGATTCACCTTTACAATTAATAACAGATGAAGAAGATAATACTGACAAGACAAGAGTGGCAGGAAGCGATGAAACTACCGCTACCACATCGAAACAAGAAAAAATATCACAGGAAACTGAAACACAAAAGTTACCTGAAAACATAGAAAAATTAATAAAATTCATGGAAGAAACGGGTGGTGACGTACAAGATTATGCCCGTTTAAATGCTGATTATACAAACGTAAATAATGATGTATTACTTCATGAATATTATAAACAAGCTAAACCTCATTTAGACGCTGAAGAAAGAAACTTTATAATTGAAGATTCTTTTAGATTTGATACTGAGGTGGATGATGAGCGAGATATAAAAAAGAAAAAACTTGCTTATAAAGAAGAGATAGCAAAAGCCAAAAACTATTTAGAGGACCTAAAAACAAAGTATTATGACGAAATCAAGTTGAGACCCGGCATAACACAGGACCAACAAAAAGCTAATGACTTTTTTAATCGCTATAATGAAGAACAAAAAGCACGTGAAGCTAGTCATGAAAGGTTTGTATCTGAAACAAAAAACCTTCTCAACGAAGAATTCAAAGGTTTTGATTTTAAATTAGGAGAAAAAAAATTCAGATATGGTATTAAAGACCCTTCATCAGTGGCCCAAAGTCAAAGTAATATATCAAACTTTATTAAGACGTTCTTAAATGAAAAAGGAGATGTAACTGACGCTAAAGGATACCACAAAGCTTTATTTGCTGCACGAAATGCTGATACTATTGCTAATCACTTTTATGAACAAGGTAAAACTGATGCATTAAAAGAACAGATGGCTAAATCTAAAAATATAACAACTGAACCTCGTAAAACAGCTTCAGGTGAATTATTTGTAAATGGTTTAAAAGTAAAAGCAATTAGTGGTGTTGATTCTTCAAAGTTAAAAATAAAAAGAAAAACGTTTAATTAAAAATAAATAAATAAATTATGGGAATTTTAACTCCACAATTTGGCTCAATAGTTCCTGCTCCTAATCAGCAGCTATTAGCCAGTAATTACCTATCTTTTACAGATGGTAATAATGATTTTGCTCAGCAATATCTACCTGAAATATACGAACAAGAAGTAGAAAGATATGGAAACAGAACTCTTTCTGGTTTTTTACGTATGGTAGGTGCTGAAATGCCTATGACTTCAGATCAAGTTGTTTGGTCAGAACAAAACAGATTACATATTGCATATGATAACTGTACTCACAACGGAACAAGAAGAGTAACTGTTCCACTTCCTACTTCTCCAGGTGTAACAAGAAATGTTATTTCACCCGGTTCAACAGTAGTTTTATTAGATGATCAAGGTGCAGAGCTTAAAGGTGTTGTAACTGAGTCAGATACTGCAAACGGTCACGTTCACGTATCTCCTTATACTGCTACAACTTTAGCTAGCATTAATGCAGCTAAATTTAAAATATTTGTATATGGTTCAGAATTTGTTAAAGGCGCTGCTACATCTAACGCTGCTGCAGGTAACATAACTGGAAATACAGCTGTTCAACCACAGATAACTGTAACTCCTGCTTTTCAACAATATAACAATTCACCTATCATAATTAGAAATGTTTACACAATAAACGGATCTGATATGGCTCAAATAGGTTGGGTTGAAGTTGCTACAGAAGATGGAACTACAGGTTATTTATGGTATTTAAAAGCTGAGTCTGAAACAAGACTTAGATTTGAAGATTATTTAGAAATGGTATGTGTTGAAGGTGAAAAAGCTGTTAACGTTGGAGCTGGTGATGCATTTGCTGCTGGTTTCAAAGGTACTGAAGGTCTTTTCGCTGCTATCTCTACAAGAGGTAACGTAGAAGTAGGATTTTCTGCGGCTTCTGGTTTAGATGACTTTGATGCAATACTTAAAAACCTAGATACTCAAGGTGCTATTGAAGAAAATATGTTATTCTTACAAAGATCTACAGCTTTAGACTTTGATAACATGTTATCTAATGTATCTTACGGTAGCAATGGTGGTACTGCTTATGGATTATTTGAAAACTCAGAAGAAATGGCTTTAAATCTTGGATTTAGTGGTTTCAGAAGAGGTTCATATGACTTCTACAAAACTGATTGGAAATACTTAAATGACGCTTCTACAAGAGGTGCTATTGATGGTACTCAATCAATTGAAGGAGTATTAATCCCTGCTGGTACTTCAACTGTTTATGACCAAATTTTAGGTACAAACATTAGAAGACCATTCTTACACGTTAGATATAGAGCTTCTCAAACAGAAGACAGACGTATGAAGTCTTGGTTAACTGGATCAGCTGGAGGTGCTTACACTTCTAATCTTGATGCTATGGAAGTAAACTTCCTATCAGAAAGATGTTTAGTAACTCAAGCTGCAAATAACTTTGTATTATTCAAAGGTATTTAATTTTTTAGTAAAGAAAGGAGCATCTTAATGGTGCTCCTGCCTTTACATTAACTATTTAATTATATTATATCATGAAAACAAAAACTGAAAAATCAGCTGTTAAAAATAGCTGGGAAGTAAAAGATAGGACATATGTCTTAACAGGACCTTATAGTCCATTAACATACAAAATACCATCACGTCATACAACTAGACATTCATTATTATGGTATGACACTGTAAATAAAGAACAGAGAGAAATTAGATATGCCACTAATCAAAATTCACCTTTTAAAGATGAACAAAAAGGAGAAGCAACATTAGGCCATATAATATTTAGAGATGGTTCTTTATATGTAAATAAAAAAGAACAAGCACTTCAAAAAATATTATCTTTATATCATCCTTTAAAAAACAAAAGATATAAAGAAGTTGATGAAGTAATAGAAGCTGAAGATGATTTAATAGATCTTGAAATGGAAATAGATGCTTTAAATATGGCAAGAACAATTGATATTGATCAAGCAGAAGCTATATTAAGAGTAGAGGTTGGATCTAAGGTATCTGAGATGAGCTCTAAAGAAATTAAAAGAGATTTGTTAGTGTTTGCTAAAAAGAATGCAAAATTGTTCTTAGATTTAGCTAATGATGAAAATGTGCAACTAAGAAACTTTGCAATAAAAGCAACTGAAGCAGGTATAATAACTTTAAGTTCAGATCAAAAAACTTTTCATTGGGCATCTAACAATAAAAAACTAATGACTGTACCATTTGATGAACATCCATATTCTGCAATGGCACAATTTTTTAAGACAGATGAAGGACTTGATATATACAAGTCTATAGAGAAAAAACTTTCTTAATATGTAATACTAATAAGGGAGGTGTAATGCCTCCTTTATTATAATAAAAAATACACATGGCTATAAATGTAAATACGGTATACCAAACTGTTTTACTTATATTAAATAAAGAACAAAGAGGTTATATAACACCTACTGAATTTAATAGTATAGGAACACAAGTACAACTAGAAATATTTGAAAAATATTTTGAAGATATGAATCAGCAAATACGTGTTCCACAAACAGATACAGATTATGCTGATAGAGTGAAAAATTTAGATGAAAAAATAGCTATATTTAAAACTTTCGGTGATGCTTCTTATGTCACCTCAGGTAACCTTTCTTATTGGGTACCACCAACTTCAGATTCATATGGTAATACTGTAGAGCTTTATAGGCTTGGTACAGTTTTATATAATAATGAAACAGAAGTACAAAGATTAGATAGACAAGAGTTTTATCAAGTAGACAAATCTTTGTTAACAAAACCTTCAACAACTTTTCCTATATATTTATATGAGGATAATAAACTATATGTTAAACCAACAACTATAGTTACTAATGGTGATATACAGTTAGATTATATTAAAAAACCTAATGATCCAATATGGGGTTTTGATGTAGGTACTTTAGGTCAGTATATATATAACAATGCTGATTATAATCCAACTAATGCACCAACAGGTTCACGTAATTTTGAATTACATGAGTCAGAACAAACAAATACTATACTTCAAATTTTAAAATATGCTGGAGTTATAATAAGAGATCCACAAATAGTACAAGATGCTTCACAGCAAGTTGCTATTAATGAACAGAACGAAAAAATATAATAAACTATGTCACAACCAAATGGAGGTTTAATTACTGAGACAAACGCACAATATTATGCAGGAAGTCAAATCTTTATTGCTACTACAAATCAAACTGTTTTTAAAGCTACTTTTGATACAGATATAAAATTTGGAAGTTCTGATCCTACAAAAGAAGCATATAATGATAACAATTTTAGATTATATACAAGTGCAAGTGGAGCTACAGGTACTTTTACAGAATACACAACAACTTACACTGTAGTAAATAATACTTTTACATTACCATCACAAGCAGCTGGTACTTATGTAGTTATTCAGCTTTTAACTCAAGGAGGTGGTAACTATGGTAATAAAGATGCGTTAGGTAAAGTTGTACAAGAAAATTATAATAGTTATTCATATATAAGAGTTGCAGAGCTTGTAACAAACTTTTTAGTAGCTTATGTAGGGGCTGGAAAATTAATACCTAGTGTTAAAAGAACAGATGTTATTTTTCATACTAAAAGAGCTTTACAAGAATTTAGTTATGATACATTAAAAAGTATTAAATCTCAAGAGTTAACTATACCACCTAGTTTAAGTGTGCCAATACCTCAAGACTATGTTAATTATGTTAATGTTTCTTGGATAGATCAAAATGGTATAAAACACATTATATACCCTAACTCATTGACTACTAATCCATATAGTAAACCTATTCAAGATACTAGTGGTATTGCTACACAAGATAATTCCGGTAGTAATTTAACTGGCACATCGCTAACAGAAGAAAGATATAGAGATCAAAACACAGAGATATTAAAAGAAGTAAGAGATGATATAGCAGGTAGACTTATATCTGATGGTTTATATGGTTATTTTGGTTATGGTTTATATGGTTATGGCCAAATGTATGGTTTACAACCTGAAAGAGCACAAATGAATGGTTGGTTTACTATTAATGATAGAGATGGTAAGTTTTCTTTTTCTAGTGATCTAAAAGAAAAATTAATTGTTTTAGAATATATTTCAGATGGTCTTGCATATGATCAAGATATGCGTGTACCAAAATTAGCTGAAGAAGCAGTATATGCTTATTTAAGTCACGCTATACTAGCTAGTAGAATAAATCAACCTGAATATATAATAAGAAGACTTAAACAAGAAAAAAGTGCAAAATTAAGAAACGCAAAAATAAGATTATCTAATATAAAATCTAACGAGTTTATTCAGATTATGAGAGGTAAATCTAAATGGCTTAAAAACTAAATTAAATGGCAGAAGTTAAAAATGCTTTTATTAAGTCCAAAATGAATAAAGACCTGGATGCCAGGCTATTACCAAATGGTGAGTATCGTGAAGGAATTAATATACAAGTAAGTAAATCAGAAGGTGCCGACGTTGGAGCGTTAGAAAATGTATTAGGTAATATAGAAATACAAGACTATAAAAGTATAAGTGGTTGTAATTGTGACTTAGAAACTATTGGTTTTTACACAGACGAAGTAAGTACGAACATATATATATTTCTAACTGACTATGACGAAACATTAAACACAGCTAGTTATACTTATACACCTCAATCACTTAATTATTCTTCTACAGCTAACAACTATGTGTATGTTTATAATGTAGCTACAGGTGTTTCTATTCAATTACTAAGTGGAGCCTTTTTAAATTTTTCTAAAAACAAACCTATTATTGGTGTTAATTTATTAGAAAACATATTATTTTGGACAGACAATAGAAACCAACCAAG